AGACAACAGCGATTACGCAAAGTGAGTCAACCTTTGATCAGATCTCTTTAACTCCTAAGAACTACGGTGTACTTTCTAAGTATTCTCGTCAGACTCTTTTACAGGCAACACCCGGAATTGAAGAGTTGATTAGAAGTGATTTGACCTCAACTGTCAATCTTGGGGTAGACCTTGCAATTCTTAACGGCTCTGGTAGTTCAGGCCAGCCAACAGGAATTATGCAAACTTCTGGGATCGGTTCGGTTGCTGGTGCTACTAACGGGGCAGCGATTACTCTTGAGAACATCATCAAGCTAGAGGAAGAGGTTCTCGTTGATAACGCTGGCGGCGATAACATGGGTTACGTCACCAATGCGAAAGTTCTTTCAGCCCTTAAGCAGTTACGCGCAGGCGGTTCAGCGGCAGGCAACGGAGCGTTCCTTTGGAACACTGATCTTTCTGGTATTGGTCGCGGAGCTACACCGGGCGTAGTTAATGGTTATCGCGTAGGGGTTTCAAACCAAGTTCCATCAAACCTAACTAAGGGATCAACTAGCGGTGAATGTTCTGCTGTTCTCTTTGGTGATTACTCACAAGCTTTAGTCGGCTTCTGGGGTAATGGTATGGAACTAGCGGTTTCAGATTCAGACGGTTCTGATTTCACTAAGGCTTTAACATCAGTTAGAGCGATTACTACTCTTGATGTTGCTGTTAGACAGGCGACAGCCTTCTCTGCAATTCTCGACGTTACAACTTAACGATTAGTTTGGGGGCTTAATTGCCCCCTTTTTTCTTATGAAAATTCAAGCTATTAGAAACGTTATCGCCAGCGGTCAGGCTTTAGAGAATGGCGGCACTTATGACGTTAGCGAAACAGACGCAGCGTTATTAATTCGGATGGGTAAGGCAATAGAGGCAGTAGAAGCGCCTGTATGTCCACCAAAACCACCAACCCCTAAAAAGGCAAAAGTAATTTCAACTGATGTCAATACAAACTGACTCACTAGACGCAATATTCTCTGATCTTGCGGTAACTGTTGTTGCTGGAGGTGTAAGCGGATTAGGGATATTAGATGAACCAACAACAATCATTGCAGGCGATCAAATAATTAGTACCGATTACGTTTTACATTGCAAAGCCTCTTCTTATTCAGGGATTAAGGCAGGCGATACGG